AAGAAAGCGTAGGAGACACAGTGAAAAAATCACCAGGTGTGAACGTAACTGATGCTGAATTGAAAAAGAACGCAGAGGAATCTCTCAAACTTCTCGGCGACGATCCTGTAAACCACCCCTCACACTATACCTTTGGACGTTTTGAGGTTATAGATGTACTACAGGATTGGTTTCCATCAAGTCCGTTGCTTTGGCAGATTGTGAAGTATGTTGCCAGAGCACAACACAAAGGAAATATGCTGCAAGACTTGAAGAAAGCTCAGTTTTATCTCAACAAAGTAATTCAGCAACTTGAAGAATTGGAGAAAATAGGATGAAGATTGTACAACCTTACGCAAAGATTATGGAGCCTGAGTTGCTTGCTGGCGCGTTGAAGCGTATCGAGTACGCTACGCGTGTGAGTCATCGCTCTGAGGAGAATGCAAGCGATTCTTCTGAAAAGTTCATTCGTGCTGTTGTACTCGCTCACGGTGATTGGTCAGTGACGGAGCACGTATCGGCCTCAGTGGAGTTTTTGGTTGACCGTGGCATTACGCATGAGATCGTCCGACACCGATTGGCTGCGTACACGCAGGAATCGACGCGGTTTGTGAACTATGCGAAGAAGATGCCGCCTACGTTCATCTACCCGAAGCCCGATGTGGTGTGTCCGCATTGTCTAAACGAAATAGAGTTTCATAATCAGTGGACACACTCAAATGGCTACGAATGTTTGTATGATGAGAATTGGCTTGAAGCTATTCAGCAAGCTGAGGATTCCTACAAAGAATTGCTAGCGATTGGTTGGCGTCCACAAGAAGCTCGTTCTGTATTTCCCAACGCACTCTCTAGCAAGATCATCGTGACGTACAATCTGCGCGTTTGGCGGCACTTCTTCTGCATGAGAACCAGTAAAGAAGCGCACCCGCAGATGCGACAAGTGACGATTCCGTTACTGGAAGAGTTCAAGAAGTTGGTACCAGTCTTATACGAAGACATCATTCCAGAAGCTCGCCAGATTGATAACATCTGTAAAGGACAATAATATGAAACCCTCCGGTCAGTTGATTGAGTTTCTCAATCGTACACCGTTGCCGTGGATACGCTACGATGAGGCTAAGCAGAAGTTGATTGTCGTCATAGATAATCACATGCTCAGCACTTACCGTAATTGTCCTCAACATTTCTTCTATTCTAACGTACAAGGTTATCAAAAGAAATCCGGTGTCAAAGAAGGAGAAAAAGAACGTGCATGGTATTTGGACTTTGGCGTTCTGCTCCATAAGATGCTGGAGATGTACTATCAGGAGTTTAAGAATCCTGACTTCGATGTTACTAAGTGGGCTTCTGTCCGTGCTATGGCCGAATGGCAAGAAATGAACATGGACGTACACTCGGAGCATAAGGAGTTTAAGGTTATCGGCGGCGCGTTCGGTTTCGCTGGCTTGTTAATGCAGTATGCGTCTGTAATGTCGCCGTTGAATGAGAAGCTCAGAGTTCTTGGTACAGAAGTTTCATTTGGTAGAAATGGCGAAGTTCCCTTGTACAACGGTGGCTGGGTTGAAATCTACCTTGCTGGTCGTATGGATCTGATTGTAGATGATGGCTATTTCATCTGTCCTATGGATCACAAGACTATGGGCGCTTTTCGCGGCGATCCTGGAATACAGTTTGAAACAGACGAAGGTCCGACAGGATATATCTATGCACTCTCGGTGATTCTTCCACAGTTTGTATCAGAGGAGCAGCTTCTAAAGCGTGATTGCTCAAAGATTCTGATGAACCTGATACAGAAAAAGCCAGCTCCCACGCCGCAAGAACGGTTTAAGCGTGTGCCGGTTAGGAAGACGATGCAGCAGTTAGTGGATTATCAGTATAGGATGATAAATACTGTCACACATCTTATAACTGATCTAACACTTCATGCTGGTTTTGGAAATGTCCCACGTAACACAACAGCTTGCACAAACTGGCACATGACAACGTGTACTTACAGGGATGTGTGCAGACAGAGTTCCAGAGAAGCGAAACAAGCTACTCTCAACAACGGTTTCCTCAAGCTCCCGATATGGGATACAGAAACTGTTTAACCTACAACCTTTTAACAAGCAGGAGAAGGAGTAGCACATGGCAACAACGAAGACATACGAACCTGTAACGAATCTACCGAATTTGCAGATTACCAAGTGTCAGCAGATGCTTGCAAATCATATGCAATGTTGGAAAGCAGGAGATTTTCTTGTTACAGTTACTACTGACACGCCGACAGACGAGAATCCAGCGGCACAGACAATCACGCAGTATCAGAAGTGTCGTGCTCATGCTTCTAGTGAGATGACACAAGATGCACAAACAGCCGCAGATGAAGCGGCTCTGGCAGCAGCGCAAGCTGTTGTAGTGGCAGATACCGCACCTGTAGTAACCGCAAAGAAGTAACTACCAAAGGAGCAGGAATCCAATGGCAAAGTGGTATGTCGTAGGTAAAGGTGTTTGTGGTAGAGGCGCAATGGCTGGTAATAACGCGAAACCAAAACGTCGTGGACCATTTGACACCAAAGAAGAGGCTGAGCTTTTCCTAGCTGAGCGAAAAGCTACCTTTGAGCATGATGGTAGACGATTCTCGGCTCACGTGGAAGAAGGAGAAGCATAATGGCAACAACACCAAACCCCTTCACTAACATGGCAGGAGTACGCTCTGAGGATATACACGCCGCAGAGCGTCTCAAAATTGCAATCATGGGAAAGCCGAAGAGTGGAAAGAGTTGGTTTGCTGCTACAGCGCCAGGACCAATCAGATATTATGACTTTGATGACAGGTCCGAATCGCTAGAAGGCAAACCAAATTTGTTCATTCTTTCTAAACCAACAATGTTACAAGTAGAGACAGACCTTTCAGTTATGAAAGCAAACAAAGCTAAAGGTCTAGCTCTGCCGCCGACGGTAGTTTTTGACTCGGTGACGTTTATGAATCGTGCGATGGAAGAAGAAATCTTTAGGCAAGATAAAAAACTCTATCGTACGATTCGTGTAGGAAACAGCACAGGCATTAAGATTCGTAATTCATGGGATGTAATCAACGGAATACAGAGATACTTGGAGTATTTGATTGCTGAGTTCTCTGCACTGGGTGTGAATCTTATCTTTGTCTTCCATGAAAAAGATGAGAAAGATAAAGCGGAATCTACGGTGGACAAAGCAGCTTACACAGGACTTGTTACCGTTGATCCGCAATATCTTGCCAACTCGCTCAGTCTTTTCAATGAGGTCTACCGCATTACAGTTGATGGCAATAAGAATTACAAAGTTGCGTGTAGGCCAAACTGGGATGTGTCAGCCTCAACTACGATGCTCCTTGACGCTGAGGAGAAACCAAACATCATAGACATGATTGCGAAGCACAAGGCTAAGAGAGCAGCGTTGCCTCAAAACGTGTCCATAACCACTAAGTAAGCGGCGACGCCGCACAAGGAGCAGTAACTAATGGCATTTCAAATGTCGTATCAGAAAGAAGAACTCTCTGGAGCATTGCCCGTACCAGCAGGATGGTACACACTACAAGTCAAGAACTTCCGTCCAAAAGCATCAAAGGATGGAGAGTCTGTATCACTGAACGCTGAGCTTGCTATCATCAACAACGCAGAGTATGATGGTCGTAGGATTTTCGCTGGTCTTAATTCTAAGGCCGGCTTCATTATCTTCGACTTCGTTCATGCTTGCGGCTTGCCGATGGAAGAAGTGCAGAATGAGTTTGCTGGAACTGAGAAGGCTAATCTGACGCTGCCGGGGTTCTTTGAAGGTTCCGACACACATCCTGATGATCCTTCACAGTGGAAGTATCAGGGTCCGCTGCTTAACAAGACAATGGAAGTTGAGATTGCAGAGACTGAGTATCAGGGTAAGAAGCGCAACGAAGTGCGGCAGTACAAGTGCGCCGTGCCGGGTTGTACGGAAAAACATTCAACGAATCTGATTAAGAACTAGCACAAAAAGAGCGCGACTTCTACGGAGGTCGCCTCTTTTTCTCTAAGCTCTTAAGGGAGTTTAGAGAAAAGGAGAATAAGAATGAGTTACCACTCCCTAAGTGAAAGCACTCTCTCTCCCGCCGAGCGTCTTGAGGAAGCGGGTAGAATTGTGAATATGCTGACAGCAACGAATGATACGTACTTCAAGCTGTCTCTCAAAGAACGCAGCTTTATTGATGGAGTGCAAAGTTCGTGTTCGGTAAAACAACTCTTTTGGCTTCGTGACATAAAGGACAGGGTGTTATAATGAACTCAGTATCTCCAGTTTTAATCGAAGAGAATGTGGCGGCAGAACAAGTGATCGCATTAGATCAACCAGAATATCATCCGATAATCGTTTTGCGTGTTACTTTTACCGACAAGGATGAGAACCCCAGAAAAATAGCTACATACACACGTTTTCGATTCACTGACTCAGAACGCAGAGCGATAGCAGCGGGAGCAGATTTAATACTGTCACAACCTCACCATAGCTCGCTGATGCCTATTGGATTGCAGCTTGCTTTTCCTAACGAGTACCCGCTGGAGTTAAACTAATGCCCTACATCGGTCCTCGTGGTACACCTACATCTCGCATCTGGGTTATCCTAGCTAAACCCTACGGCTCTGACAAAGGCACACTCTTCTCAGGAGGAATGGGTCACGTATTTTTTAAGATGTTACAAGAAGCTGGTATCAGTCAGTCAGATTGTTATTATACCTCTCGTGCTCCTAATACCGATGATGCTCATGCTTTCGTTAATCTGGATGCTGAGTTGACTCATCACACTCCTCCGATTATTCTCGTTCTAGGAGACGCGGCGGGTTGGTTTTTGCCAGAACTTAGAGAGCCAAAGTTAATGACTACAAGCGCAGGGCAGTTGCAGAAATATGCTGGCTCTTTGCTATCGGCGCCGTCACTCTCGTATCCACATTATATAATTCCAATTTACGGCCCTGACAGATGCGTGGCAGATTGGACAGAGCGAAACATTACTACCTATGTGGATTTACAGAAAGTTCGCGATGAGTTTAAGTATTGGCAAAAACATGGTACACTTCAACCTTTACCAGAACGTGTAATGAAGTATCACGACATGGATATGGATGAGTTGATTGTGTATCTTGAGCGTTTTCGCAGCGCAAAGATTCTGTCTGATGACATCGAGAATCCCACGTACAAAAGCCAAAAGTATTCTCCACACCCAGGGTATCCACTGTTAATGGGTCTAGCTGACTCTGCTACGTTTGGGATCAGTTTCAAACTTTTTAGAGATAAGCCAAGTGAGAACAGAGAACTATGGAGAAGACTTGATGATCTCTACTACAATGTTCCTATTCTCTTGGGTCAGAACTTCTTTAATTATGACGCGCTGTTTCATAACATGCTGGGCTTTAGGATACGATTGGATAGAGTCCAGGATACTTTGCTGCGCCATCATATCTTGTGGCCGGAGCTGAGTCATAAGTTACAGTTTATGACACGTCAATATACTCGTGAGCCATATTATAAGGATGAAGGCCACGGATGGACACTAAAAAGTATGAGCAAGTATAGACGTTACAACTGCTTGGATGCGTGCGTTACTAGAGAAATTTATGACGCACAAGAAGAAGAATTTCAACAAAGACCACAGTTGAAATAGCTTGAAGGAGCGGCCATGAACGTACACTTAGCAAGAATCCGTGAAATCTCTCTTATGTTAAGAGAGATTATTCCAATCTGTTATATTCTGAGTATTCAGCGTAAGCTGGATGAGATTGTAGCAGAAGTTGATGCTATAAAAGCAATTCTGGAAAGAGAAGGTTTGTAATGATAAGAGAGCTTGAAAAACGTGATGAGTGTTCTATCATTCCACAGGGACTTTCTTACTCAGAAACAGACCTCGCTTTCTATATCTATTTTCGCAGAGGGGATGTTATAACCTCACGAAGAATAGGAAAACCGGATATATATTGGCCACTTGAGAAAACCAATGGCTGACAAAGTAACGAACACCTATGAGCACGCTTTGCAAGCTGCCTATTATGACATAGGCAATCGTGGAATCTGCGTCAACACAGTACGAATTGCAGAGGCTAAAGCCATTGTCAAAG